ATTAGGCAATGTGTTACTTGCATTAATTGGCGTTGCCCCAACTTGAGTAGGAATCATTTGATTAGCTGACTGTGGCGAAGTTTTTGGCTCAGTAAATCCTCTTTTCTCAGCAATTTTCCCAGCAACTCCGCTCATAGCGGCTAATACGTCGCCAAATATTCCTTGATTAGTTTTATTTTCAAGAAATGGTGCCGGCATTGTTGTTACTTGATTAGAACTTATAGGAACATTTCGCTCGACTCCCCTGTCTTGTTGCGCTGCCTCGGATTGCGCACGAGCGTATTCATCAATACCAAAATCAATTTGTGGCATATTTCCAGATAACAATCCGCCAGATCTAATATTTGGAGATACAAGTTGTCCTCCAGATGCGCCCATGAATTTTTGCTCGTCTCTAACTCTACCTCCGCGAACTACTCTATCTTGAAACTTAGCAGGAAATCTTTCAAAATTTTCTTCTATTGAAGGCAAAGTCCTGTATATAGATTGATCCATAAGCATTCTTTCGCCTTCGTCAACATAATTAGCGCCGCCTTCTGGCGCTCTCATGTTGCGCATATAATCTATGACTTCTTCTTTTTCGCTTTCAGTAAGTCGTCTAGCCATTATCTTGATATCCCTAGCATTCTTCGTTTAAAGTTTCTGCGCTCATCTTCTTCGCCCATTGCAGACTGAGGATTCATATTCATTGATGGATTTTGATAAGCGCTCTGCATTTCATTGGATCTGAAGTTTGGCGTACTAATGTAATTATCTTTTGGCTCAAATTGACCGACATACTCTGGATCACCAGACTTCATGTTTCCAATCATCTTTTTAAATCCGGCCTGTGTGCTTTCATCAAGCGTCATGCCATACGGTTCCATTGCAATTGGATCAACGGCCTCAACCATCTGTGGCGCCCTCATTGGAACCTCAACAGGAGTTCCCATTGGATTTATTGGCTGACCAAACAATCCTTGCGGCTGTTGCCTGTTTGCATACGGATCTTCAAATCCTAATAGTCCTGCTTGTAAAAACTGATATGGGTTGTACATTTTTTTAAACTAATTCTAATTTAGAGTAGTCAACCATTAAATATCCAGCAAGACCTTTAAAGACCGCATCGGGATTCATTTTTCTAACTTCCTGAGCAATAACTCCAGTTTGCGGATAAATGTCTGCGCCAATTTCTTTAGCTTTACTGTTCCATTTCCAAGAATAAATTTTTATTCCGTTTTTAAGTTTTTTAATAAATTTAATATCTTCCTTAAGATTTTTGTCTGATGCAGCATACATAGCTGTTCCAGCAGTCAAGTAATCAAAGAGACCGGGCTGTTTGCTAGTCGTTTGAGTCTGCGGCACTGGTGATGCGCTAATTGCGCCAGATGCCAGATTAACTCCAGCCATCGGAGCGCCTGTGTATCCAGCAAATTGCTGTTGTGCTGCGTCGTACAATGCCTGCTGCAACGCTTGTTGTTGTGCGCCCTGAGCCGCAAGATTTTGTTGTACTTGCTGCCCCATACCAAAACCAAGATTAGAAATATTGGCAAGCTGCGCCCCAGCGCCAAGTTGTTGTTGTGCGCCTTGCAAGTCTGATTGAACATTAAACTGATCTGCGGCAAATTTATTTTTAATGTCAGCCAAGGCCATTTGTTGCGCGTTTTGGAATCCTTGAGATCTTAGCCCAGCCGATGATTGCGCTAACTGTTGCGCAATGTTTCTGCCGTATTCCGCCTCTGTAACGGCTTGCCTCGATCCTCCATAAGCGCCAGCTGCCTGCGCCTGAGCGCCTAACATATCAAGGCCCATTGTCGCGCCTCGAAGTATGTCCGCCTCGTTAGCCCTAACAACCTGCTCGGTAAACGGATCTTGATATTGACCAATATTAGTTGATGCCAACTGACCAGCTTGAACTTGCTGTGGCGTGTATCCCATCCCAGCCGCCGCACCAATTCCAGCTCCGTATACGCCTTGTGCTGCTGCTTGGTTTACGTTAGGCATTCCGCCCTGTGGTGATCCAGCCATAATCTATCCCTTATACAAATAAGTTGTTATATGCCGCAACTTGCGCAGGATTGCGACGTTGCATTTCTGCCAACGCTTGGTCGTACAGCGGCATTGATGAATATCCTTGCGATCCGTCTGCAAATGTTTGTGGAGCAGGCATTCCTTGCGCCGCAGTTACAGTATTTGGCTGCATAAGCCCAAACGCCTCTGCTGCGCCAATATTTGACTGCATTGCCGCTAACTGAGTTGGATTAAATGCCGCGACTTGCGGCCCCGTGTAAGGCGTGAATCCAAGCCTCTGAACCTGTTCCGCCCTTGCAATGTTTCTTTTAGATGCATCTTGCAAATACTGAGGGATTTGTACCTCTGTCGTTTGCTTACCACCTTTTCCGCCACCACCACTCATTATATTTCCCTCTTAAGCGTTGTAAATTGATATTCCCAACCTTCGCTTGCTAATGCTTTCTCCCATCCCGGACGCCCTGTCAATGTCATTGCAGTACATCCTTGAGCCTTAGCCCACTCAGTTGCTGGCTTGTGGAATGCTTTAATTTCGTTAAGACTACCACCAGCCAAAAAAACGTGAAATACTTTTTTTCTTGGATAACTTATTATTTCAGTAACCATGCAAGAATTAGCCGCAGGCCAAAACTGAAAGTTGCCAAGCAAAATACCAAGCATGACATCGTCAAAATTGTGAGTATCCCCACTATAAGCAAGGGCATTCTCAATATATTCTCGACAGCGAATAATTTCATCAACCATGCCTTTTTGTGCTTGATTTTGCTTCATGGAACATACAGTTCTGCTACAGACAGCGTTACAGATGGCGATGCTGGGCAAAATGCGGTTGCCGCAGTCGTTGATAAAGAGCCACTTGTGCTATCTACGGCAAACATTGATTGCAAATAATCGTTGGCATTAACATCAAAAACGCCAGATCTACTTATTATTTTCTTTTGCCCATTGTTGTGCAGCGTAGTCACCATCGTTGAGTTTGCTAGATTAACGCCGTTAACTCGAGGCCAGAAATAAAACGTAACCGTGCTGGCTGAACTTGAAGTAATTTCAGCGCTAAAATTTAATCGATATATGCCAGATTTAGCAAACACAATCTTGCTTGCATCAGTGCCGTCAATAGACACATTGTGCGACGATGCACTTGTATTAAACGTTAACGCAGTAGCCGTATTAATAGTTGAGGCAGTTTGATTAGTAAAATCTACAAAATAACCGTATGAGTTCTCGCCATATGGAATAGGTTGAAAAGCGCCATTTGTTGAAACGACCATATGACTTATTGATGCGTCCCATAGCATAATGCCATCTTCAGACGCAGAATCGCCAGTTAACTTAAAATCCAGCTTATTCTTTGTTCGGGCAATAAAGTTATTAAGACGCTCGGCCCATTCTCTCCAACTACCGCCTAATGGTGGTGGAAGTGCGCTCAACGTTTGCCTCCAGCCTTAGCCTCAATACGCATCGTGCCAACTCGCCAGTCGTTGTTTACAGTAGTCTCAACTCTCATTCTTACCTGTCTGCCGCTAAAACGAACGCTAGTAGGATTTGACATTGTAAACGAGCCAAATTCTGACTCAGTTCCATTTGGATAAAATCTCGTTTTAAATTTTGCCGTTACTTGGCCCTGAGTTAACTCATCTGGAATTAAATCAGTGACGTGCATAATGTTATCACCATTACCAAGGCTTATCGGCCCAGATTCAACAAATTGCGTCGCGCCGTCGTGATTAAATCCATATTCCTGAAAATACAATTCTCCATTTGGGCCAGCCCATATTGGATAACGCAAAATGCCAGTATCAATAGCAGCCGTTCGAGACAGCTCGCCAATCATCCATATATTGTCTTTGTAATCGTATGAAACATAACGATTGTTCTCTGTAGAATCTTCACTAGCATAGAACCACCAGATTTCTGAAAAGCGGCTGTTATGCGTGGCGTATACTTTACTGATTTGGTTTGTGTTTATATCTCGGAATATATGATCGCTAACTTCGCAGTTAAGCTCTTTTACAATTGATCCATCAAAGAAAAAGAATCCTTTTTGCCCCATCCAAAATGCAGCTTGATCTACCGCAACCAATGACTTTGGCGAATCAGTGCCACAAGCAGAGCCAACGCGCTCAAATCCGTATACATATGGCGGCCCTTGATAGGTAGCCAAGTGAGCGTCAACGTCAGTAATAATTAACGTCCTGCCTCTAATTCTAATTGCAGATCGAATTGATCCAGATGATTGCAGCTCAATGTCACCAGCCTCATTTGTTGCCGCTGGCGTCCATGACGTTAAGTTTTCTTTATCGCACCATTGAATTAATCTTGGATTTCCTCCGGCTCCGAGGGCAAACAAAAATCTTTCTTCAGTAACCACTAGCCCTCTGTTATTAATTGGTGCGTTTGCGACCAAAGCGGCAGATCCGCCAACCGATACATCCCACTCATATATTCTTCCGTCGTCTGTAGCACACGCAACCAAGTTTTGCCCAAAGTTATCCAAAGACCAAGTCGTCGCTGGTAGCCAACTTGCGGTAGGCGTTCTTGGAGTGCTGTAAGATCCAACGTTATAATAACCGCCACCGTATCCTGTGTTTTGAGCGGCGTCTAATCTTCCTGTGTTCGTGTCGCCATAAATTGTTGGAGTGATGTCGGTTACAGTGCCAGATGAACTGACGTAATAAAGAGCATCCCAAACTCCAACTGCGACATTATTACTAGCGTCGTTCGCTCTCCATCCATGCATTCCTCTAGGAGCAGCGTTGATTCCTGACGCCAAAAAGGTAGTCCATCCGCCAACCGGTCGCATACTGCCCTCAGACCAACGCACTAAACTTGCGTCACGCCATCTGTTTGATTGCTCAAACTCTGTGCCGTTCTTATAAACGCCCGGCGGTAGCTTTAATGGAATTAATGCCATTTATTTTCCCTTATGCAGTTCGTTTCCACATAAAAACTGTTATGTACGGTTGTAAGTTCTTACCTGTTGCTGATATACCTGCATTAGCAGTGCTACCTGATATTGAGTGAACGTGCGACCCTTGCGAGTCTGTAGTTGATAAAGCTGTACCAGCAGCACCAGCGTGTAAACCTGAGAAGTAACCAACAGTACTACCAGCAGTACTTGCTGATCTACCTGTTCCAGTTGTATGCTGGTGTGCGCCTTGTGAATCAGTTGAAAGACCGCCTGCTGAGTGATTGTGCGTAGGAACAATAGCATCTTTAGTACCACCAGTTTCTTCTGCGGCGTCAAAATCTGTATCGCTTGCGTCGTAACCAACTAAAGCTCTTCCAGCTCCAAATCTAACCCATGTTGTTCCGCCCATTGCAGCAACTACTGCTGCTGAGTTAGCATAATTAGTTACCGTTGTAAAAATTGATCCAACTGGATTAAGCGCATCTTTTATTTGATCTAACGTAGATAGCGCATTAAATTGAGTTTGTATATTTGACGTAACGCCATCACAATGATTTAGCTCTTCTGCTGTCGCGGTGATCGATGTGCCGCCAATTTGTAGCGTTGTGGCGTTTGCAGTTGTAAATGTTCCAGCCGCTGGCGTGGTGCCGCCAATAACTGCGTTATCAATCGTGCCAGAATCAATATCAATTCCTGTAACGGCAAGTGTTCCATCGAGCAAGTCGTCAACCTTGTCTAGATTAATATTTAACTTTTGGCCCCATGTATTTTCAGATGCGCCAATCTCTGGCTTTACCAGAGCATAAGTTGTGGTCGTTGTATCTGCCATTTATATCTCCTGTTAATTAATCTGCTGGCTCTGGTTCGTTGCCTTCTGCTAACCACTCAAGGTATTCTTGATAGTCTGTGTTTGCTTCGTCAAAAGGGATAAAAGCATTGTCTGCTATACGTTTAACAACATCAATGTTATTTGTTGTTGGATCTAAAATTAATTTATACATTTTATAATTCCGCACTTAATATAAGTTTAGCGTTTGCATTGTTCATTCTTAAATCAAGAGCAGCGCCTGTAGCTGTAGAAGCACCACTGTAAAGCAGAATACAATCATTAGTAGATGCTCCGCTTAATGTTAAGGAACTTGTTGATGAACTAGTTCCATTATAATAGTAGACATAATAACCACTACCAGTGTTTTGAGTTAAAGTAGGGACAGCTCTCATAGTTACTTTTAGATAAAGCGGAGTGTTATTATTTCCTGAAGTGTATGCTGCTCCAGTAGCAATAACTGCTCCTGAGGTAATACTACCGTCTGCTGGAATACAACAATACCTCTGACACAACTGCAACTCAGTCGTATACGGTCTATGCTCAAACTCAGTGGCTGACTCACCAACCTCTAGCTGGACTCCTGTGATGTAGAAGGTGGCTCCTGATGTGCCGACTACTGATGTTGCTCCTGTGGCTGATAGGTAGTTTGTAGCTGCCCATGCGCCAGCAGGCCCACTGTAGGTAGTTCCTGTCCCCAAGTTAATTGATAGCGTAATACCAAGACCATTAGTGTTTAGCCAAATCCCTGTTGTATCGCCAATAACGGTAATTGTTTTCCGTTCCCAAGTGTTTGCCACGGAAATAACAAAACTAAATGGGTACGACCTGTTTGCACCAGAAGACTTGTTTTTGATGCTCCCCCCAAAAGTACCTGTTAGGCTAGAGCGAACCCAAAACGAAACAGTGACTGATTTGGCATCAGCCGTACCCCACCCTAAGTCGGCTACGTTATAGCCCTCAATCGTTTGCTCCAGAGTAAAGTAATCAGCAGACGATGAGGTATATGAAGACAGGGAAACCACTCCCAAATAGTTAGCAAAACCCGCAGGAGGTGTTACCCCACCCGCATTTTGTTGCACTGAGTACTTACTTGCGGCTGATTGATACTGTTTCCAACGATCAATGACATATGTTCCATTTATTGGCGTAACACTAGCCCCAGCGTTCCTCTGGTCAATCACCATGTTGCCATTAATGATTCTATTCTTACCAACTACGTTAGCTGAGTTAGGCGTGACTCCATTGATGGTTGTTGTGTTACCATCGTTAGCATCTGTAATTGCATTGACTGCGATTGTACTCATAGTTATCCGATCATATATCCCATAAATGTACTGGTGCTAACTACATTCCAATTTGTATCTGTTGACGTATAAACGCTGGCATTAAAATAATCTGATGTTGTCATTTCTGCCATTAAATGCCCAGATATAAAATCATAAGTGGCGTTTGGACTTTGAACAATACTATAACTTTCAGCAGAACCACTTGTAGAGTCATTTTTTCTAACAGTTAAAATAATATAACCAGAACCTATAAGGTCAAGCCTAAGAATACAATGAACCATATATAATCCAGCAACAGGAGGATAAAATTTTCCATCAGTTACCGTAAATCCATTATTAAATAAATTTTGAGAAGCGTTGGAATAATTATTCCATAAAATAGTTGTATGTGTAGCGGAAGCTGTAATATTTTGTGTACTAAGACTACTTCTAAATGACGGAACATTTGGTCTAGTTACATAACCATTAGAGTCAATATTTAAAGAGTTTGCTGGGGCAGAAGAATCTACATTGACCGCTCCGCTACTCGTTAATATTTCTCCAGCCTCATCAGGTAACGTCAGCGTCCTATCTGTATTGCTATTAGGGGCAGCAATGGTAAAGTCCCCTGTCCCACTAGCATTCCCCTGAATAACAACTCTACTCATTACATATTCTCCACAACAGTTTTAAGTGCGTCTACATCTGCAGCAGCATCGATATCAGTCTGGACTGTCTCGTACTTAGTCCTAATAGCAGCCCTAGCAGTCTCAGCAGCAGTTGCATCAGCACTAGGGATCTGCTTAGATATAACTTCATCATGTGGCTCAAACTCTTCAGCACGTTTAGCTCTACGCATATCATGTGCAATAGTCTTAGCTTTAGTTAAGTTAGTTACAATCGGCATTATGAATACTCCCAAGCATCTCTAAAAGTTCTATCACTAGGGATGTCAGCTACATCGACAATCTGATACGCTACACCAGTAGGTACATCCTTCTCTGCGATCTGTTCTATTGTTAATCCACAATTAGGAGCAGGTACTATGACTGCAACTCCTCCGTCATCTGTGGGATATATAATTCTTTTATCCATTTATTGCTCCTTATCTAAAAAATACAACAGACGCTACTTCTGGATCAATATAAGCAACAGACCATGTATATCCACATTTAATGTTGATTGATCCTGCAGCATCAGTTCCTTTACTATACAAAAGTGGCATTTCTCCTGCAGATCCTCTACTAGAATGAGAAGCCATAGCATAATTTCTATCCGCAAAAGCAGTAGCAAAGTTAACAGTATAGTCTCCAGTAGTGTTATCAGTGATGCTAGTCACGTTATGCGATGCTCGTATAGCAACAGTACCTGTCCCATTCCAATTAACCCAAGCCTTTGCAGATCCGTTAATTACATTAGTGACCGCAGTAGACTCTGTGTCTAACTCGTCAGCTATTGTTGTTGTCTTTACTTTTCCTGTTTTAAGTGTACTCATTTGATTTACCTGTTAGCGGAATATAGCGACAGATACATATTCAGGATCAATATATGCAGAGCCTGTAGAAGTGTATGTACGCGTCCTACAAGATGTAGTAGTAGGAGCAGCAGTAGAATTAGTTGAAGAAGTTGCGTTTCCAACAGCGCCGCGACCACTGCTTGATATAAATGAATAATTAACATCCGGCATTGCAGTCGTAAAGTTGACCGTGTAGTCACCAGTACCATTATCAACAATGCTACTTACATTTCCAGATTCTCTAATCATATTGGCTGCTGTTTGTGTGCCATCAAAGTTAACCCACGCCTTGCAGGTATAAACTTCTACGTTGCCTGTGGTCTTGATTGTGTCTACCTTAACTGTACTCATGGCTTAGGATTCTCCGTCTTAACAGCAGCAATAGCATCCTTCCAAGTGGTTGTACCATTCACACTATCCCAGTACTGCATGTCGAGTTGTTCTTGGATTGATGGATACTTAGATGCTCGCCTATCTTGATATGCTTTAGAATCCATTAACGCTTGTGCAGCATCCATGTCATATTCAACGACATTGTTGTTTGCGTCATAACCTACTCTGTCAATAAGTTTAACAATAGAAGGATTTAATTGAAGAATAGCCTCTTGAATAATCATTGTGCTACCTCCATTAAAGTTATCATTGACGTGCTGTTTCCTTGCTGGACAATATAATATGAAGCGTTTTCTGCATTCCTACACGTTGTTTTATAAGTAACAGCAGAAGTAGTTGAAGGAGAATCGTACCATTGAAAAGATGCACTATGTCTTAAATAAGTATTTGTTACTGTATAACCAACACCATCAGCACCAACAACTAATTCTGTAGAATCTCGATACAATTTAAATATCCCTCTATTACCATTATTTGCATTACCTTTTTGATTAGTCGGATGATTTACTAAAATTAAAATTTTACTAGAAGTGCTAGAAGGAGTAATTGTTGCAGTTAACGTAGTATCTGTTTCTGTATTGTTACTTAACGTAACTTCTGTTGTTGTCGTAGCATGAACAACCTGCAATACTCTGTTATTAGTAGTGCCAGCAGTGTTAGCAATCGTGTCAACTCTTAACGTACTCATAAGATCACCCAGTTCCCACCGCTTGTCACAGTTACTGTAACGCCACTACTAATCTCTATGTCACCTATGCTTGCAGCGTTCTTAGTTGCTGCAATAGTGTAGTCAGCGTCTATGCTTTGTTCGTTCTCTATAAAGTTAGGAAACTGTATTCCTGATGATCCGTTAATTACAACTGCCATATATTCACCTATGCCGCTAGTTTAGTCCAAATTTCAGAATTTGTAGATTGCTTTGTCCAAGTCTCGCTGTTTACACTCACCGAACTCCACGTCTCACTATTGGTGTCGAGAACAATCCAAGTTTCTGCATTTCCAGACACTTCCGACCACGACTCAGCGTTGACCGCCTCATCTTCCCATTTTCGTCTTGCGTCAATTGTGATTGTCGAAACTGAACTCGATACGCAACTTCGCTCGCGAACGCGCTCCATGTCTGCCGCAGTCGTAGCACTTGCGGATATTGCTGAATCTGCTTCAACAACCGTTTCAAAACTTGCCGTCGCGCTTGATGATGCAGATATGCTTGCGCTGAACAGCTTGATGCGCTCACCGTCTGACGTAACAGACGCGCTCGCAGATACCGTTGCCTCAGTTTGCCGCTTCCTAATGTAAACAACTGCAATAACTGTATCGCCAGCTGCGAGTGATCCAGACTCCCGTAATCGTGTTGAATCGCAAGTGTTAATCGCTGCACAAGTCGCGCTCGATGTTGAGTCAACGACCGTAACAAAACTGGCACTTGTCGTTGACGCCGCATTAATCGTTGCGGATGCATCAATATAATTCTTGCCAGCATCTGCCGCTGAAAAGGATTGTTCACTAAATGCGCCTACACTAAACATTTAGACCACTTTCCAACTAGATCCTGACGGCACAGTGACGCTAACGCCAGAATTTACAGTTAATGGGCCAGCAGATATTGCGTTGTTTCCACTGGTAATCGTGTAATTTGATGCAATCGTATGCGTATGCTCAAATATGGCGCCAGAGATAATGCCGCCAACAGACGTTAAGTCTGCCGGAACGTTTACATCATCATTTGAGTCGGCGTATATCGACTTTTCCGCAGGATAAGTAACAAATACATCTTTTGTCCCAGCGCCAAGATTTAATGCGCTGCCAGAGTTTGATGACTCTAATATCGTTGTGCGGCTTAAAGTCGTGCCAGAGGCCGTATAAGTACCTAGCCCAACCTCGTAGTCGTTGCCTGACACAATTGCATAATATGTCGTGTTGCCATCGCCAACGGCGGCAAAAGACTGAAAGCCGTCTGCAGCGCCGTCAAGCGTTAACGTGCCAGTTCCGGTTGTCGTGCTGGTTTCTTTGACTCGATCTTTTACAACTAAAGCCATATTAGTCCTTAATCAAGCGTGATATCTAAGTCTCCAGCTGGTACACGAAACACGTCGCCAGTCTCAATAGCCTTGGATGTCGTTAGTGACGCATAAGCAATTAAATTACCAGCGCTAGATGCGTCGTAAATGCCAACGTGACTTACTGTGCCGTAGTTTGCAGTCGCTGTAGGAAACTCAACTGCCGCGTCAGTCGTCGCAGTGTTGCCAGATACGCTAAATGTTACGGTCTGTCGAGCATATGCCGTGCCAGATGTTGTGACCTCAGTTCCACTGCCATCCTCGTCTGGATTGCTTGTAAAAAGCGCCAAATATAATGTTGACGGCGCAGTGTACGCGCTGTTCGTAAAGACGTGGTCTAGTAACTCAGTCTCTAAATAGTTGGAGAAACTCATCCTAATCCTCTCACTTTAAGTTTTAATCCAGATCCAGAATGTCTAGATCGGTCTGATGATTCGTTTAATCTTGCAACCGCCGCTGAATACAACTGCGCCCAAACTGTGATCCGTGCATCTTCCTGCAAGTATGGCGCAGAATGCATTAGCGATCCATATAAATATACATCTGGCGAGTCGTCTAGCAGCCAGTTGTCACTGTTTGACGCCAAATCAGGTACTTTAGCAAAGTACAACAGCTCCAGCGTGTAGTCCGCATCTGGCGTCGGATAGAAGTTAAACTGCCCATCTGCATGAGCGTAATACTCAGGCCGACCAGACACATCCTCAGCGCCAGCGCGCTTATCTGCCATAGCATCTCGAGATATTAAATTAACAACGGTCGTGCCTGTGCCTTGTATGCTAACTCGGATTGTCTCCATCCAGTCTGCCGGAACTTGCGAGTATTGATCGCCAGCGTCAATCGTTGCCGTTGATCGAGTTTCCATCTTGTAGTGCCGAATATCGCGATTGATCTGCGACTCCGCTAACTGAATAAACGTCGGTATGACTGCCGTTAGATCACTTCGATTTAGGTAATCGGCGACTGTCGATTGTAATGTGCTGTAGTTTGTTATTGTCATATTCCTATTCCCGGTCTGCGATCAAATGTCGGCACTGGCGGCGCTTTATAATTATCTCTAAATAACTCATAAACACCTTGCCTGATCTCTGGACTTAGATAATTAAACTCATGCATTAAATATCCTTCAACATCCTGTATTCCTTGTTGACTAAAGTAATTAGTTAAATACTCGACCATCTCTGGCGACATATTTTCTCTGGTAAACGCATCTGGCGGCCTTATTGATGGATCGTTACCGTATCCATAAGATGGCTCATCCATAACGCCGCCTCGAGGCACATTGGGATCTAAACCGTAAACATAATCGTCTTTCTTCTGTTGTTCACGAATAGACTTTTCCTCTCGTTTTCTAGCAAAATCCAAGAACTGGCTGCCAAGCCCTTTTGCCCCTTGGATAATTTCATCTAGTAATCCTCTTTTTTCATCTGCCATAATTATCCTTAAAACAAAAGTCCATAATTATTTTTTTTATCTTCTTGTTGGCTAGATAACAATCCACCGCCAACTGGTGCAACTGGCGCGGCACTAAACAATGGCTGGCCTGCCTTAGTTCCTGACTTCATCTCTGGAGTAATGTCCATATACATGACGTCATCTCCATTGTCCAGCTTGCCCATGTAAACTTTAGACTTAAACTTTTTGGCAATTTTTTTCATTGAGTCAATGTAGGCTTTGTCATAATAATGCTTAAATCCATCATAGCCATATTCAATGTCTGAGCCATCTTCGTTTTTTACAACTCTAATTTCAGAATCGTCTACTGGCGCGTTTCTAATTCTGTTAGCTAACTTTTTGCCAAAAATATCTTCTAATGTTTGATAGTTAGATGAATAAGCATTTAAGAAAACAGTCTCTTCATCCACAGGGCCAAAATATGTGTTGTAACCGGGGAAAGTAACAGAATCGGTTTTTTCATCATATTTTATTGAGGGAGTTGTTTGATACTTACCGTATCTTTTCGCCTGAGTTCTTGCATTTGTCAATGCAATTCTGTCGTATCCCTCGTCCGAAGCAATTTTTGCCGCTCTTTTAAGTGCTACGCTATACCACTCATCCTTAAATGGTGCGTCTGGAACGCTGCCATATGAAATCAGTTTATTTTTTAATTCTAAAAGCTTTTCGTTTAAGGGATTTAAAAGTTTTTCTAAACCATCTTTACGTTCTCTATGGGCCTGATAAGTTACCAGTGGATTTTTCTTATCCCAATCACTTATAAACTCTTCTTTCGCGTAAATAATTTTTTCTCTTAAATCCTGATATTCTTTTTCAGCGGCTCGCATCCCTTCAAAATCTGTAATGTATTCAGGATTTGTATACTTTCCTTGGTCATCTGGCTTTCCTCTTCCTGCTTGATGCCAATCCGATTGTATTTCATCTAACAATAATACTTTTTTACCATCATCAGATTTATGATCAGCCGTCCTCATATGGGCTAATACGTTGTTAACACGTGGATAATGAGAAGTTTGATAAACTTCTTGTGTCGCATCATCTGGCAAGGTAAACACAATTTCTCTTAAATTATCGCCACCTTTAGTAATGTAATCGTTATATTGAGGCAATCCGCCGCTTAAAAATTCACGATAAAAATACTGTGCGTTTTCCAGTTCATATCCATCAATTTCTGGATCTAATTGATTTATATATTCCTCAAATTCATAATCTTCCGTAAATCCATAAGGATTTTCTTGATACGTTACCTCTTTAACATCAACTCTGTTATCCCTTATGTATCTTTGAACTTCTTCTGCTGTTACGTTTTTCTTGCCTTTTAAAAACTCATCAAGGCCAATCCATTTTATTTCGCTGTCTTTAATGTTAGGAGTTTTTCTTATATCGTTTAAAAATGATTGCCCAGATCCAGACTTACGATTTAAGTTCATGGCTGCGTTCTCAACTGCGGAATAAAATCCCATAGCGTTAACGTTCGGCCCTGTTGGGCCGCTTGGCGCAACTTGAGGCGATAGACCAAGCCTTTGCGATGCGCTATCTGCCATATCTACAAATTTTTCTCCAGCAGCCTTCAGGCCCGGCTTACTAGCCCGTAACAATCCGCCTACTGTTTGAGGCGCACTAAGTCCAACGCCAAGGACGCCTGCCCCTAAGTCAAACATCTCTTCGCCAGTCAAGTCAGCACTTGCATCACCATAAGATATTTTATTTAGCGCCTCTGGAATTTGCCCAGTGATTACTTCGCCAAGAATTGATGGGGATGTCGTTATCGGTGCATATTTTCCTTGAGCGCCTGTAATCTCAGCGCCCAAACCAGTTCCAAGAACATTTTTTGCAAAATTTCCAACGTCAGGCATTTCGCTAAAATAATTTTTAACGCCAAAAATAGCATCTGAAAAAATACCAGCAATTGGCCCTCGAGGGCTTTCTGACAATCGGTCGTTGGCGCCGGGCGATGGATTTAACATTGAGTCAATGTTATCTTGCATTGTCCGCTGCATTGGATTAAATGTTTCTAATGGCGTTCCGACTTTATATGCCCCTTCAGCAAATGCAAGCGCAGATTCTTTATCTTTCATTTGCAACATATTATTACTTGCCATAGCGTTTATCATTGCAGCCATATTGTCTGGATCGCCATTTGGCAGCACAAACTCTTTTAGTTCACCGTTTGGCATTTGCTGGATAGTTGGAAACACATACCAATTTCCATCACTGCCTTGCTCTGCTGCCATGCGGTGAGTAGATATTGAACCGTCACCATTTAAAATAAACTTGTGACTCTGAGGATTGTAAATCCTGTCTATAAATTCTGGAGCGCCTGCGGATGCTGTACCAGCTACCAGTCCGGGAATGCCAACCATTCCAAGCGCTTTAAATCTTTCTAATTGCTCATCATCCAAAACACTAAACGTAATGTTTTTGCCAAGAGCCGTAAGATCGGCAGACGACGGATTGTTAGGATCTAAAAGCGTCTCAGTTCTAGATACGCCTTGACTGTTTCGCAATGTATCAATTGGGATTCCGCTTGCGTCTTTTGCATATGCCTTTTGAAGATCGGTAAAATTATAAGGGCCAATATTTCCAGCCTCAATTATTGGCGACACGCCCTCGCCGGGGAATCCAGTTGCGTAACTAAAATGTTTAGTTGGAGTCAATTCACCAGCGGTATTAAAAATACCAAAATTACCAAACGTGCCATCTCTAACATTCAATAACTCTGGCTTAGTAACGAGCGTTCGCATCGCGCCGGGGGAAAGAAATCCTTCGCTTTCAAAAAAGTTTTTAGTTCCAAGTCTATTAACAATTGCTTTTCTTAAATCTGCCGGTGCAATCCTCAATTGGTGAACAGATAAAGGATCATCAATACCAGCCCAATTTTCTATTTTGTAATTTTTTGTATAAGTTTCTTTTTTGCCATTAGGGAGATCTCTAGTTTTAGTTACATCAAATCCTTTTTCTCTAATTAACTTGTCTAACTCTTTTTTTGCTTGTGGGCTTAAAATTTCAAAAGCATGAGCCATACCAGTTTCTGCCGTAGCAGTCGAGAAGTCCACTCCCGTAGGAGACATATAATGTGGGGCAAATAATGGAGGCACTCCAAATTGATCTTCTGCCGCCCTAGCAACTTGTAAGTGCCTATTAGCTATTACAGGTTGATTTGCAAATAAAACAGGATCTTGCAGTAGCCCTCTAAACATATAATCATCGCCGCCCTGAACCATAACAGGGCGAGATAAAGGAACTCCATTAATTTCATGGATAGATGTATCTGTTTTTGTTCTATCAACAATAGAGGACAAAATAGGAACTCTTTTATTTCTTTGAGCAAATTCCTCTATGCTTCTAGGCTCAGGAACAATTGGCGCTTGCGAAGCATCTTCTTTCCATGTCAGATTTTTTACAGAATCTATGCCTTTTTTAGAAGGATTGCCAGACCCAGCCTTTGCAATTCTAGGATCAAATATCCCACGAACCATCATCTCTAACAAATTTTTTGCTGGCCCCACTACGCTATCCCTCGCAAGTTACGCCTGATTGGATCGCCCCAGCTCGATGCTTGATTCTGGTATCCAACCGCCAAGTAACGCATTGCATCTGCGCCATGTGATGTCCAGTCATGCCGAGGCCTGCCTCGCCAAGTTCTGCCCTTCTCGTCAAAATCTCGTTGGTATTGCCGCAATGCCTCGATGCCTCGATTGCACTTAGATTCGTCGAACCAGCATCGCCCGAGCATGGATCGCACTGCCTGTATTCCATCATCGACCATTAGCTTTGGTGCTATTGTCACGGGCCTTATCCCTAGCGAATCCAACGTTTCGAGCCGAGACTTGCCAGTTCCCAGCTCTTTGACTTGCACGTCATGCGGTAGGACGTGCGACTCATAAACATAATTCTTGTCTTGCAACACTTTGGCGTAGTGATCTAATCCGACGCCAGAGCTTTCGTAGTAGTCGATCAGCCTGACCTCGGCTCCAACGTGTTGTGCAAACCAGATTGAGGTCGAGTCACCAATGCCTAAATCCCACGCTGTAACGACTCCAACGGCTCTATCATATGGAACTACGGCAATCCGTCCAGTATTTGTTACTTCCTTCATCTCTGTGCCGTAATAAGCGCCAGTGATTGCAGCCTCGAAGCTGCACTCGAACTCCTGCTCGTATCGATCCTCGCCCATTGTCTTTAGCGCCGCGTCTAGCTCATCGCTCGGCAATATGCCAGTGTCACTAGCCTTATGCACCGCCGAATACCACGCTGGGTCATTGCGCGATGCGTCAAATATCTGGAAAAATTCGTTCTTACCTTTGGGAGTACCGATAAACGTTGCGCGGCCTTGACGATCTGCGATCGCTGGTCGAATGACTGTCGACCATGCGTTCGCCGGAAAGTCAGCTGGCTCGTCCAACACCACCGAGTCAAAGTACAGCCCTCGCATCGAGTCCGCTGTCTCGGCGCCAAACAATCGTATGCGAGCGCCATTAGGAAAATCTATGCGCAGCTCGGACTCATTGATCTTGATGCCCGGTATCCCGTGCGTAAATTCCTTACAGTAATCCCACGCCACCGCCTTGGCCTGCCGATAGCTTGGCGCAATGTACGCCACTCGGACGTTGGGACGGTCAATCGTGAGCGCGTCGCGGATCAAGTCATTGATCGCGGCGACAGTCTTGCCGCACCGCCGATGAGCCACCAAACAGGCAAATCGACTCGTTCTATCGTGAAACGGGATCATGACATCCCGAGGTTTGTACGGAATCGTTATCTCAGGCATACCATCCTAAGAAGTCCGCCATCATCGCAAAAGTCGTCAGCACACAGCCAGCCACCATCAAGAATAGGAACTTATCCCAGTTACTCATCCTTGCCCTTCCATTTGATGACCAACGGCCCACCAGACTCGCCAGTGTGCTCGAGCTGCTGTTTCTCGCCATAACGTTTGGGCAGCAGCTTGCTTGCCACCCATTTGTGCGCGTCGACCTTCAATCGCGCCACGTTGTATGTCTCCGGCGTCGCATCGTAGGCTATCTCGAGGATATCCTCTGCGGCAAACTCTTGACACGCATTCTTCGCTCGCGCGTATTTGTCGCGTATCGAGTCGTGTTTGTACATCCACCGATAGAATGTGGACTTATCTGGCGCCCAGCTCTCGGTCTTGCAGATGCGATTCAATGATCGACCAGATGCGATCTCCTCGCAGATTCGATCCACCAACTCATCGGTGTAATCAGTTGGCCTTCCAATTTTTACTTCTTCATCACTCATCTCTGACTCCATCCAAAATTCAATATATTCCATTCTAGTTCAGACATGACAATCGGGACAGGACAAAAAGGACAAAAGACATAACTCTATAGAGTTATGTCTTGTCTTGTCCTCTAATTTATTTGTCCCCGACAATGTCCTCGACTTTGTCTTTAAAAATTGTAAGTTGTTGATTTTATTAAGTTTGTTAAGGCAATACTCCAGGACATTGCAAAATGTCCTCAAATGTCTTTTGTCCTCAAATTGCTCTAAGTCATTGATTATATTCATTTGTCCTCAGTTGTTAACTTGTGTGTCTAAAACTGCAACAAAAGTGTTATCGGTAACCGACCATCCCT